AAATAGGTCGATCGACCGGGGCTTCGATAGTGCCTTAAGGAACTGTTTTAATATATAACAATTTATCACAAATTGTAATAAATTATAACAGTTTGAACTATCGGCATAGAAATCATCTAACTTTTTCTGATGAGGTGAATCGGTATTTCTGATTAAGAATGTGTAATGTTTTTTTGGATCAATATGTTGTTTATTTTTTTCGAAATGAGACAAACCATCTTTAGTTTCTTTAATAATAATTTCACAATAATATTCTGCATCACTACCATAATCTTTAGGATTGTCTAAATCAGCACCATATATTTCTCTAACTGAAAGAAAGTAATTAAGTTTTTTAATCTTGTTTCTAAATAAATCAGTCATATCGTCAATACTAAATGTTGTTAAATCAGGATTAAAAGATGATTCAAGATCTATATCACTATCTAATTCAGATTTTTCATTTAATAATGAAGATAAATGATTAACTTTAAGAAGACCATAAACCATTTCCATATATATTGTAATCAATATTTGAAATAAATCCATATTTTGTTCAAATGAAGTAGATATATTATTATTTTTGGAATCATTATCATCAACAACATATGGAAGTAATAATGAGTCAGATTGTTTAACATCATTATCCATTAGTAAATTCCAGGCAAGTGATTCAGGTGTTAAGACATTGTCATCATAATCCTTAATAAAGTCGTCAATATTTTCAGTCATAATAATGAATAATCTAATTATCAATTATTTAGATTATTTAAGATATAGTTGAATTAGATTGTGGATTAATATGATTATAATTATAATAAGTGATATAATTATGTCCATATCCATATATGAATTATGATGATGCATTTGATATAGGGTCAATTCAACTTGAACCCAGACTCCAAGAATATTTACGAACTAAAAAATTTAATATGGAAAATGATATTGAACCTCAGATACCTGAAGAACAAGAATTTAATATTACTCCATTCGATCTGAAGATAATTAAGAAATATAATCAAGGTGAAAAGAATATTTACACTGCCAAAAGATTATCTAAAGATCCTCATTTTGTAAAACCAATCAAATCAACATTCCAAACTGACAATGATTTTAAGAGTGATCCCAGATACAAGAGATTACAGAAAAAGATGCAATCACATAAAGATGCCAGATCAAAGATGAATAATTTAGAAGGCATTGACGATGATTATGTAATATTCCATCAGTCTAATCCATATGATCTGAAATCTGAAATCAAACCATCTAAAATATCAAAACCATATCATAATGATTCTGATAATGATAATTATAATGATAATGAAGACAATAAATATTATAATGATGATTTAATGGTTGATTCTCGTGATATGTTATCTAGTTCTGATTATTCCAATAAATATATGTATAACCCAAATAGAACAAACAAAAATAGATCAGTTTATAATCATCCTCCTAAATTAAGTTATAAACAATATGTCACACCTCAAAAAGTTATTGGAGGTCATGAACATAGCAGAACATCAACTGATATTATTGGAGATTTCGATTCATACAATAAACATCTCAATAAGACATATGAATATATTGATGGAAATTATGATTCAGATACTCTCTCTGAAGGAGAAGGTGATACTTACCGAAAATATGAGAAAACACCAGGGACAAGAAGTCATACACAAAGAGAAATGACAAATACTTATAGACCAATTCCATTTATGTATGGTAATGGATTACCTGATATCAGTCTCGAGGAATCATTAAGAGGAGGTTATAAAGATTCATCCAGAAAGTCTATTGGATTCAAAAATCCATTTGAAAATCAGTTTTCATATATTGATAAAGAATTGTCAAATCCAGATCATACAGTTCAAATGTGGCCACAACAGACGAGGGGAAGAAACAGAGAGATTGCAAGACCAAATTCATTAGCTATGAAAAACAGAAAATGAAATTATTTAACAAATTGGATAATGTGACTGATTATTATGCCAATAATATTTTCTACATATTCTTGGTCAGTCCCTTGTCCAGTATTTGAGATCATGATTGATATGATAAATTTGTAATTATTTGTTTCAATAATTCCAAAATCATTTACACCTGTGAAATGAACAACTTCACTATTCTTCTTATTTATTTTTTGATATTGCCTTTTTGACTTAACATTCTTCTCTTCCATTGTATTTGTATTTGTATTTGTATTTGTATTTGTATTTGTATTTATTTTTAATGATGTAAATCGTGTATCATTAGATCCTAACTCACTTACCCCCATTAATAAATATTTGATATTGAGATTGTTTATGTGTTGTGATAATTTATTTCTTTTTGTTTTTGATAGTATCATTATTCCTGTATCAATATAGTTTTTGGTTAATTTGAGTTCTGGAGATCTTGTTAATATCATATTCATTAATTTATTTAATTCATTTGGACTAGTCCAAAATTGCATTATCGGTTCATTATTAATTACTGGTTTAGAACTAATATTCAATTCGTCAAGTTGTTTCAATCTTTTTACCAAATCACTTAGTGATGATTTTCTTTTATGATTATGATTATGTTTGTCATTATCATTGTCTGTGATATCTTCATTAATTGGTGGTAATACATATTTGCAGTATGATCGTGTCATACCAATCATTTCAATATAATCATTAATGTATGTATTACCCACAAATTTAATTAATACACTTCTAGCTAAATAATCGTCATTGATAATCATATGAAATATTAAAGATATAATTGTAAGTTGTTTAAATTGGTATTTATAAATATATCCCTTCTTATGTGATATATCATTCTTAAATTCATTTTCATTTATATTGATAAGTGTTGTAGGACTGATATTATTATTTTGGGTAAAATGGAATGTAGCTAACATTATTAATACATTATATGCTTTGTCAGAAGGGAATGTGTAATGTTGATCTGTTCCATATGAACAAACAATCTTATCATTATTTCTTTCTATAACATCAACTTTCAATATACATAACATTTGATATTTTAGTAATTCTTCAACTGCAATCGAACAGACCTTACTTATAACTTCACGATTTGTTTCATGTAATGTTTTAATATTATTGTTTATTTTCGGTCCTTTCTTCATATACATTCATTTATTATTATATTATCATGTGTGCAGATACTTTATTTAATCATTAAAATTGATTAAATAAATAAATTTGTTTTAGTATTTGATATTGATTGTTCTAATTGTGTCGATAATATCTGTTAATCTTCTGTTGAAATCATAATCATACATATACATATTGGCCGAAGAATTTAATCTAACTATGTATTTATGTTCTTCTTCATCATTATCAGAATCTTCATTATCAAAATTATTAGTAAAATCATAAGAATATTTCTCATAAATCTTTCCATTTAATAATGATGGATATAAATCATCAATATTACTGATATTATTAGTATTGGCAATATTATTTCTTGTTGGAATATGATCAATATTCCAATCATCATCATTAATTGTTGTTGTAGTAGTTGTAGTAGTAGTAGGAATAATAATAGGATCAGATACAAAGAATGATGACAAATATGATTTCATTCTTGAAAAAACACTATTGACAGGATTTACCGAACAAATTGATGTCTTATTTTCAGTAATTGTTGTTGATGGATATGTAGTTGTATATGTTGTTGGAGGAAGTGTAGTTGTTGGATAATTATCCAAATGTGTATCCTCTTCTTGAATTGGAAATAATGTAGTTGTAGTGCTAGTAGTGGTGCTAGTAGATTGATTATGATCTGAGACAATAATTCTGTTATTGGTCATTGTTTGATATTGAAGAGCGTTATCAGTATAAAATCTATGCATATGACCTAATAATTAATATTAATAATAATTTGTATTATATATTAAATTAAATAACATCACTTAATTTAATATATTCAATTTTTTAACAAATTATAATCCGTTAATACCTTGTCCTTTGTATTTCTTTTCATTTAATGTATTGTTTTTATAATTACGTGACATATTTTCTTTACGAACCATTCTTTGCATACAAGAAGTTCCACATGAGCCATTTTCAAGAGCTACTGAATGAGGGATCCAAGCAGGATCAGCACGTTTAGCTTTAGAACCTTTAGGAAGATCAGGGAGCATATTAACTTCTGTAAGAGGTTCAGGGAGATCAGGGATAAAATTATCTTTAGCTTCGAGACTTGTATTAATAGCCCAATCATAAAATATATTGGCTTGAGGATCTTTAATCAGATCGTAGAATCTATTGACTGCAACACCTCTATAGAACATAGCAGGATCAGACATTTTGCTATGTTGTGCATCAAGATAATCATTAACAACAGGAATGTTTTTAGTTTTAATACGGGTAACATCAACAGGATTAACTTTACCACGTTTACATTTACTTAGAGGAACATTTCTATTACTCATAACTGAATCAATATCAACATTTTGTTGTGATGCGGCAACAACATCACCACTTGGAGATGAGACACCGGCACCCATATATGAACTTCTGGGACCGAAAACTGTCAATGCACCATTGCAATTATGTATTCTATCTGTATTCATAACATAAGCATATGGAGCTGTGCTTTCAAAAACATATTCAGGATATGCACATGTATCATATTTTGTATTACTGAAATGACCTGCGTTCAATGCCATTATAATAATGATTGTTTATATAATATTTTTATAACTAACTAATTATATCTTTTGTTATATTCTTGATTATAATAAAAGATTAAATAATGATTAATTTACCTTTTTTTATTTTTTAGGAACTACTTTACCTTTAACAGGGAAACCAACACAATTGGCAGGACGTGGGTGTCTAACACCAGTTCCCTCTTTCCAAACTAAATTATTGTAAACAATAGGGCATACTTCAGGAGCTAAAACAACAGGGGCAGATTCGTCATAAGTGCTAATGCATGTTTGTGATTTTTTGCATCCTGGGTTATACATTCTGGATGGGCATTTGGTAGCACGTCTAGTAATGTTCTTCAATTCTGAATCAACATCTGTAATATCTGCATCGAAAGGTCTTGTGTAATGATCATACACACACTTTCTGCAGTTTTCGAACTTTCCATCATACATTTGGTATGCAAATGGAGCTACAGATTCACTCAATTCTTTTTTATAAGCACAGTCGTCATATGGTAGTCTCGATGAAAATCCTTTGTGATAGGCCATAATATAGTTATATTACTATATACAGATATTAAATTAAATCTAACCTGATTTATCATAATCATATTTATTGGCATATTCAATATTTATTTACATATAGATGTGTTGACCGAAATTATATATTATGTCCACTAATTATATTATTATTGATATATGTCGGGTCTAGGTGAAGCACTTGCATTTGCATCCGTTGGAGCTGTTATTAATAATAGGATCCCAATCGATGATTCTAAATCTATTAATAATAAATCTAAAAAAGGTAAAACAAATACACGTAACATATATTCTACTAATAACTCTAGAGCTGTTAGAGATGATCATGAATCCAAAGCTCGTGATCGATTCCGTCAAAGTCTTGATTTCAAAAATACTAAAATGATCCCTAAAGATTATTCTGCATATGATGAATTTAAATCACGTAACCAAAATAAACTTGTTGATATTAAAGAAGGGTTTTCTAATTCTGATAATGATTCCACCTTTACTGATGATGATTGTATGAGTCAGAATCAGTCTCAATCTTTTGATGATAATATGAGTAGTTGTTCTATTTCAAATAATCCTACTTCTATGTTAGACAAAATTAATAATATCTCTAATAATAGAAAATTCGAATCCTCTATTGCTAATCCTAATAAAAATGATCTCTCTAATCGTAATAAATTCAATGAAAAAAATAATTGGGTCAGTCAATTTGAACAAATGAAATTTGATAATAGTAATGATGCAGTCCCTATAAATTCCTCTAACAAAAACACTAATAACATTGCCAGAATCGAACTCGAACGTCAAATGGAATTAGATGGTGGGTACTCTCTTTTCGAACATAATGATGACGGCACTTATGGTGTTGTCAAATCTGATTCCCCCGAATTTGTCCATGAAAATATGGCCCCTTTTGTTAGAAAAGGTCCTAGTGATATTGAAGAATCCAAAAAGGCTATGGTCAATCAAATGAAAATGGAATTATTTACTGGATCATCTGATGATCCATCATGGAGACCCAAAATAGAAAGAGCACCATTATTCTCTCCCTTAGTTGGTGCTGTTAATATTTATGGTGATCCTGTTAGAACTGATGAATATAAATCCAGATATTTTGCCGGAAAAGAGAAACGTAATGAACTACCATTCCAACAAGTCAAAGTCACACCAGGTTTAGATATTGGTTATAATGCTGTTGGCAAACATGGTTATCATGATATGTATCGTGTTATTCCAACTGAAGCATATACCGATAATCTTCGAACTCTTAATAATCCAAAAGTCTCTTATGGATCTTATGTTGGTCCTGGTCAGAAAGGTGTTAATGGTCCTGTCCTTGGCAAAGTGACACAATACAAAACACCCAAATATAGAGAACGTGGAACTAAAGATATGGTTCGTGGCAGATCATATCATACTGCTCCTACTGTATATGGTGAATATGATCCTAAAAATTTGGCTACTATTAATCGTGGAACCAAAGAAACCATTAAATTTGGTCCTGCACAATATAATATTGATGGTAATACTCCTGGCAAATATCGTGGCAATTATCAAGAAGCCAAAAGAGAAAATTACAAATATGATCATCCTCGTAATTTGGCTCATTTTGAAGCTTTTAATGGTCAAGGTCACAATAATAACTCATTTATTCCTGATCCTACACAACGTGAAATGAAATCTCAACATGGACATGCCTATAATTATGATGGCACAACCACATATACCTATAGTCAAGATGGAACTACTCCCGATCCTACTAAGAGAGATCAGAACAATCAATATGACAGATCTGGTCATCTTATTGGAAATAGAAGTCAAATTACTGCAATTAACTGGAATGATGTAGCTGATCCTACTAAGAGAGACCAAAATAATCAATATGATCGATCTGGTCATCTTACTGGCAATAAGAATCAAGTTATCGCAGTCAATTGGAATGATGTATCTGATCCTACTAGAAGAGATATTCATAATCAATATGACAGATCAGGAAATGTAACTGGTGAAAAGAATCAAGTGATAGCGGTTAATTGGGATGATATATCTGATCCTACTAAGAGAGACCAACATAATCAATTTGACAGATCAGGTCATGTAACTGGCAATAAGAATCAAGTGATTGTAGTTAATTGGGATGATATTGCTGATCCTACTAAGAGAGATCAACATAATAAATTTGATAGATCAGGTCATCTTATTGGAAATAAGAATCAAATTATAGCGGTTAATTGGGATGATGTTTCAGATCCAACTAAAAGAGATCAACATAATAAATTTGATAGATCAGGTCATCTTATTGGAAATAAGAATCAAATTATAGCGGTTAATTGGGATGATGTTTCAGATCCAACTAAAAGAGATCAACATAATCAATATGACAGATCAGGATATGTGACTGGTGAAAAAAATCAAGTGATTGCAGTTAATTGGGATGATGTAGCTGATCCAACTAAAAGAGATCAACATAATCAATATGATAGATCGGGACATATAACTGGTAATAAGAATCAAGTTGTAGCGGTTAATTGGGATGATGTTTCAGATCCGACAAAGAGGGATCAACATAATCAATATGATAGATCAGGAAATGTTACAGGTAATAAGAACCAAGTGATTGCAGTTAATTGGGATGATGTAGCAGATCCAACTAGAAGAGATCAGCATAATAAATATGATAGATCGGGTCATATTACAGGAAATAGAAATCAAGTGATTGCAGTTAATTGGGATGATGTTCCAGATGTGACAAGAAGAGAAATAAATCCTGGAGGTAGATCAGGAAATGTTACAGGTGACAAACAAGAATACAAAGCTATAAATTGGGACGATGTCCCAGATGTAACGAGAAGGGAGATGAATCCAGGAGGGAGATCATCAAATGTGACAGGGAATAGACAACAATATAATGCCATAAATTGGGATGATGTTCCAGATGTGACAAAGAGGGAGATACATCCAGGGGGTAGACATGGTCCGGCAGATTCACAGGACAGAAGACAAGGATCAAGACATCAATATATGGGGATGTTAATGAATGGAGCAAAAGAGGCATTGAATGATGGTAGAGCGCCGACAAAAGTAGGAATGGATAAAGGATGGACAATAAATCATACAGCATTTATGATGAGAGAACCAATAGAATGGAAGTGGAGACCAGGGCCGGCAACAGATATATTAATAAAGAATGATCAATTAGGAATAGTGAACACGAAAGTTCCAAATAATAGATTTTGGGTTAATGACAGAATACTTGCACATACAGAGGAGAATCTTAAAGGCAATCCACTTGTCAACAATTTAATACACAAATCTATTTAATTATTGTTGAAGACAATAATTGAATAGATTTATTTGATCATAAAACTCAAACAAATCAATTTAATTGTAAAAGTTAAGTCTATTTATTCAGAATGGAATAAATAGAATAAATAAATTAGATTAATCGAACATTAATAACAATTATTAAGATTCTAGATGTTCTAGGAGTGAGAGTTCATGTTCTAATTCCAGATTGGATATATCAATATCACGATAGTCATTATCAGAGGTATTGTCAGAAATATTGTCATTAGAAGAATTATTTTCTATTTTTGTGGTCAATAAGTTATTTTTGTTTTCATTTTCAATATATTTCATGATACTAGAGACAGTAAGTTTTTCATCTTTGACAATTGATTCATAATTTTCCAAAAGGAAGGAGTAAATGAAATCATAGGCTTTATTAATTTTACCAAAGCCTTGAATACCAAGAATGATAATAATTGCACCAGATTCAAACACAAATATTGTGACTTTCTTTTTAGAATTTTTGGAACTACTTTTATATTTGATTCTAACACCGGCATGACCATTAGAATCGTAATTTGCAACATAACCGGATGAAGATAAGAGAACTTGCAATTTAGGACGATCAATTTCAAATGGGACATGGAATATACAATTAATCATATCGACTTTGAAATGGGTCATTTTTTCGATTGACAATTGATCTGGATCTTTAGCAAATTTGATATCTTTAACTTTGCCATTCTTGTCCAAAATGGCAATGTCACGTCTACATTCAACACATAATTTATATGAAGCTTCCAACAAGTCATCAATACATATACATCCTGTAAAGTGAACAGTCCCACTGTTAAATATTTTGACAGATACAGGTTTATCTTTTTTACTAACACGGATTGATACTGTGACTTGATTAAGGAATACTTCTCCATTTTTTGATTTTTTTGTTGTGGACTTTTTAATTTTTTCTGGTATACCGATTATCCCATCTGGTGATTTTTTTATATATTTCATGATATTGTATGGATAAAAGGTTGTACTAAATTTGGCTTCTAATGTCATTGTGGAGATTGCAACATCGGCAGGAATAGTTGTTTTGTTCAGTTCTAATGTTTTTGCTATTTCCTGTCTTAGTTGTTCGATTTTTTCAGAATCAATTTTCATAGCCATATTTTATTTAGTTATTCATAATTATTTTTGCATTCTGAACGAACTAAATTATCAATTTTTTATATATTGTTATGTTCTTCATTGTTTCAATAATCATAATTAATTCTTTTGATAATTAATTATGTATTAAAGATAAACCACTATTACATCCAATACTCTCTAATGAATTCTGAAGACAATAAACAAACCAAACAATCTAAAAAACAAAAGGTTATTAAGGTCCCTAAAGTTGACAAACTAGAAAACAAACCTGATAATGATACTGAAAACAAAGAGCCTGATAATATTAAAAAGGTTCTGTCATTTGATGTCGGTATTATTAATCTCGCTTATTGTCTCCTTGAGGTTAACCAAACCAAAAAATCATTTAATATTCTCAATTGGGGTATTATTGATTTAGCCTCTAATAGAAAGAAATGTCAATTTATTAAACGTGGTGGTTCTCAATGTTCCAGTGTTGCCACACGTATGATCAATGTTGATGAAAATAAATCTTATTATTGCAAATCCCATGTCAAAAATGCTACACTTAATATTAATGATGTTGATGTTAAGTGGAATGATGTAAATGACAAAAATAAATGTTCCATTGAAAATTGTAATAAACCAGGTACCATGAATTGTAATCTAATTAGTAATTATTGTTGTTGTTCCCATCAAAAGAAATTCTCTCAAGAACATAATATCATTTGTTCTGCTAAAAAATGTAAAGAATACATTACCAAAGGTTTATACATTAATAATGAAAATTCTTTTTCTGTTTTGAAATTAGGTTGGTGTGATGAACATTATGAACATGAATCTGAACTATTCTTAAAGAAAAAAACCAAAAATATGTCACAAAACTCTAATAAACTCTCACATGATAAACTTGGTGTAGCAATGTATACTAAACTTGACGAATTACCCGAATTACTTTTAGCTGATGAGGTTCTTATTGAAAATCAACCTACATTTATCAATCCAACTATGAAAACAGTTTCGGCAATATTATTCTCTTATTTTGTAATGAGAGGTCTTTATGAAAAAGATAAAACTAAATCAACTATTAATAATGTCCTATTCTGTTCACCATCTAACAAGATTAAAGTAGGTGGCAAAAATGCTATTGACAAATTGGAAAAGACTGAAGAGAAAGTCTATAAAGTTACTAAAAATATGGGTGTCGAATTCTGTAAAGCCCTTATTAAAGATCGTCCTGAATATCTTCAAATGATCGATAAAATGAAAAAACAAGATGATATGGCTGATGCATTCTTACAAGGATTCATTATGAATTTTGGTCCTGTATTACCTGATCATTTTATGAAAATGATTGAGTCTGTTAAGCTTGATGAAGTCAAGGCAAAAAAGGGCAAAAGAACTAAAAAGACCTCAGAATCATCCAATACAGAAAATACAGAACAATCAAATCAAAAAATTAAAAAGAAAACCAAATCTAAAAAAGGAGTTAATTTAGAGATTAATGAAAAATTACTTGAATAATCTAATTGGCATTTATTTATAAATATATCACTATTTATAAATAATTAAAATTGACTGGCATTATTATCATCAATTACATGAACTAATGGTATGATCGGTGGCATATTTATCTGTGGATTCATCATATTGACAAATCCATCCCTAAATCTCTCAATTGTATATAATCCCCCTTTTGATTTCAATAACTCTCTTTCCGGTGCTAATTTAATTGGTGTGTCATCCTTCGTAATACTGTATTTCAAATTATTCAATAATGCATATCGTGCATTACATTTATAATCATTTAACATTCTTAGATTATATGTTGCCGCACAATTGAAACTGCAAAATAATCCAAATACATAATATACACCACTTTTGTAATTATTTGGCATATATACAGGAATATTATCGAAATGTTCATCACACCACCAACATTTCATATCTGTTTTTTCCGGTTTGAATACTTTCCCTTCTGTATTGGCTAACTGCACACAATGATAATTTATTCCTGAACTCTTCACTAATGAAGTATTTTTTCCTAATTTATTCTTTAATGATAATATTAATTCATCTCTCTTTCTTATTTCTTCTAATAATCTCTTTATATCAGGATTTTTTTGACCATTTTTGTCAAATGTGAATATATTATTCTTTAAATCATCATTCTTTGTTGATTTTGGTGTTGTTCCAAATTCATTTATTGCAATTCTGCTTGGAACATCATCCTCATCATCTTCCTCCTCTTCATCAGATTCAGATATTGACTCATCATTAATTTTTGTCTTATGTTTCTGATCAGTATTCTCAGTTTCATTCTCATCATCAGATAATTCTGGAAAGGCTACTATTATAGATTCTTCTTTAAATTCCTTCTTTTCGTTCTGTTCTTTCTTTTTCTCTTGTTTGACATCCTTAATCTTAGGTTTAGGGGGTCTGCCTCTGCCACGTTTAACATTCTCTAATTTTCCTGTTTCAATACTATTACTCATCATATTGATGATAAATAATGATTTGTCTTTAGATAAATTATTTTAATTAATATTATTAATAATGAATAATATTAATAACATTAGTAATAATACTGTTGGCGGTAATATAAATACTCTTAATACACTTAGAAATATTAATGTTTCTAATACACTCAGAAATGTTAATATTACTAAAGGACTCGACGATGCAAAAAAATATAATCAACAAATTGGACAAACTATTGGTAATGTCGGTGATTTTGCTAAAGATGTGTCACATAATATCAATGAAGCTAAAAAAGTGGCTGACGAATTAAGAAATGCCAAAAATACATTATTCTCTATTTTTTCCAATAATAATACATCTAATAATAATACATCTAATAAT